AGGTAGGTGTGGCTGGCCGTCATCGAGGCGGTGTTCTTGATGGTGATCGCCGTCGCCGAGACCGTCGCGACCACCGTGGACACGGCAGTGACCGTCGAGGTGGTGTCCACCATGGAGATCAGCACGGCCACGGGAGCGGCGCCGTACGTGTTCCCGAACGTGACCGTGGCGATGGTCCCGGCGGTGACCGACGTGGAGTCGGTGGTCAGGACGAACGACCCGCCGAGGTCATGGCCTGCGGGCGCCGAGGAGACGCAGTGGGTGACGCCCGCGACAGTGGGCGCGGTCCCGCCGCCGTTGATGCTCGGGACCGTCAGCGGGCCGGTCATCGTGCCGCCAGCCGTTGCGGTGTACCGCGTGTCCAGCTGCGCCAGCGGCAGGTCATCGGACGTGATGAGCCAGACGCCGGACCTGTACGCCACCGTCGCACCCTGCCCGGACAGGGTGAGGGCCATCGTCGTGGAACCGCCGTACTTGTTGAGCACGTCCGACCCGGAGCACGCGATCGTGGTCGTGTTGCTGCCCGAGGTGGCGACCTGCTTCACGCCGATGACCGTGTTCGGCGGGGGCGAGAGCGGCAGGGTGACGGTGAACGAGCCGCCCGAGGTGTCCGTCCGGACGAACTCGAACGCCTTCGCGGTGTAGGCGGACGTCTGCACGGGCGTCTGCGACAGGGCAGCGGCCAGATCACCGGCGGCGGGCATGCGGGCCTCCTAGGGGGCAGGGGAAGCGCCGCATGGCGCGGCCGGCTGGCGGATCAGAGGGGGATCAGGTCAGCGGATGCCGTACCAGAGCTTGCTCGCCGAGAGCGCCCACGAGGTACCGAACGCCAGCGTGGTCGTGGCGGTCACCGCCGTCACCGCACCCGAGGACAGCGACGCGGCGTTCAGCGTGCCGGACGCCAGCGTGCAGTTCGGGTTCATGATCGTCGAGCCGATCGTGCCCGTCGTGGTCGCGGTCACGGCCGGCATGCTCGGCGCGGTCCCGGTGACCTCCTGGTAGACGTAGTAGTCCCCGGCGGCCAGCTGCACCGGGGTCACCCACGGGATGCTGTAGAGGCCCGCCGTCCCCGTCACCGTCGCGTGGGCCTCCGCCGTCCAGGCGACCGGGGCGACACCGGTCCCGGTGTAGAGCGCCCACACCGCGTTGGTGACCGCGGCGCCCGAGGTGAACACCACGTCGATGATGCTGCTGACCCCGGGTACCGGGACGTGGACCCGGGTCAGGTAGCCGTAGGCGGTGGTCAGCACGACCGCCGTCGGGGACGCCAGTTCCGGGGCGTACGACTGGCCCAGGTAGCCGGACGGCAGGGTTGCCGAGCTGTTGCCGTAGGCGGCGATGACGCCGTCATTTGCGTTTGGCACGGGTTACTCCTGGTGTCAGTTGAGAGCCACCCGGCGGAACGCGGACGGCAACGGGTTGTGCGGTGCTCAGGGCTTGCTGGCCGCCTTGGCGCGGCCCTTCGGGGACTCGGGCTCCGGCTCGGCCTCGGCCTGCTTCACGAGCTTCTCGACAGCAGCCAGGAGCGTGGCGGGGTCGGCCCGGCGTGCCTGCTCCTCGAGGATGAGGCGCCGGCCACGCTCGATCTGGTCCTCCCACTGCCACTCACCGCGGGCGTGAGCGCCATGGAGGCGGTCCGACAGGGGGCCGGGGAAGTCGAACCCGCCGTCGTCCTCGGGCTCGAAGTGGCCGAACTCGGGGTCGTCTACTGCTCCGACGGCGCCCCGCGGGTAAAGACGCATTGCGCTCCTTATGAGGAATGGCGCGGATGGCCGCCGCGAGTGGCTCCACGGAAGGACGGGGAGCCACTCGCGGAACGGCGTTACCGCAGGTCAGGCCCTAGGCCACATTCTGCAAAACGCCCATAGCGACAGGAGCCCGGCATAGGAAACTTCCCACCGATCTCACCTCAAACTCACGGCGCGGGCCGCCGCCGGCCGTGTTGGCCACCCGCGAGATGCCGTAGTCGAACTGCGCCGTGTCCCGCAGGTTGCGGTACTCCAGCACGTTGGAGATGTTCGCCTGCGGGAACGGCACCCGGTCGGTGCGCGCCACGATCGTGCCCGGCGGGATGGAAACGTGGACCTCGATCGGCACCTCGACGCCACCCGCGGGGGCGTTGACGATCTGCCCGACCCGGCCGCCCGCCGTGACGTTGATACGGCCCGCGGAGTCGGTGTTCAGGTAGGTCGTCGCCGAGGTGGAACCCAGGATGAGGTTCGCGATCTCCTGCGCCTGCGCGGCATTCATCATCAATGCCGTCGGCGAGCACTTCACCTGGTTCCACAGCGGCAGGAACAGGCTGGCCTCGATCTGGGCGACGGTGCCGCCGGTCAGGCTCAGCATCGCCCCGTCCAGCGAGGCGTACACCGCCGGGTTGGCGGTGCCGGTGCCGGGCTGCACCCACTGGCCGACACCGGAGTAGTCGCCGGACAGGTTTGCGAGGAAGCCGTCGAAGTCGTTGGCGTTCGCCGACCCGTTGTCCGCCGACGCATTGTAGGTGGGGACCGAGCTCGCGGTGCCCTTCCAGGCCGTGGTCATGTCCGGGCACTGCGTTGCGGCGGGCAGCGCGTTGTTGCTGGTGATCACCGACGTCATCGTGACCGTGTTGGTGGTCGTGGTCGTGTAGTAGTACCAGGTCGTCCCGTTGGACGACTGGAACCAGTCGTAGGCCACCGCGCCCCGGATGCTGGTCGTGGTCGCCGTGACCGAGTTGGTCGAGGTGCCGGACCCGGACGCACCGCTGGTGCTGTTGCCCTGGGAGTTGCCCGAGCCGTAGTAGTAGCCGCTTCCAGTGCGTGCGGCCACGCCGACGTAGACGGTGGTGGACAGGGCGATGGTGCCGCCCGTGGTGACCTGCGTCAGCGTCGGGGCGGATGCCGCCTTCAGGGCGAACGACTGCGCGCCCATCAGCTTCCGGTCATCCCCGATCAGGACCTGGTTGAGGGTCTGGAACGTCGAGATGGCGTACGGGTCGCCGTACCCCTTCGCCAGGTCGAACGCGTCCTGCGTCACGACCCCGGCGAGACCGGTCGGCTTGTAGCGGGCCTGGAAGTCCTGCTCCTTGAACAGGACTTCCTGGGCGGCGAAGTCGAAGCCCATCGACGGGTCAGGCTGCGCGTCGGTCAGGTCCATGATCGCGCGCCACACCGCGAACGGGTTGCCGTCGGGGCTGGACACGCGCGGGACCATGTCGCGGAACGGGGTGACGACCGGGATCAGGGAGACGAGCCCCGACAGGTCGTAGGAGTAGATGCCGGTGGACTCGAGGATGCCCGTGGTCTGGGCTTTCATGATCTGGGCCAGGGTCTCCTCGGTGACCTGGCCGAGCGGTGCGTTCAAGTGATGCCTCCTGGGCATGCAGAAGGCCCCGCGCTCAGAGGCGGGGCCCGGAAGAGTCAGGCGGAAGAGGGGGGCGGCTTACCTGCGCTGGAGCGCGGCGAGCTGGTCGATGGCCAGCTGCTGCATCTCGCGGTGGGCCTCGTTCTGCTCGGCAGGGGTGCCGTGGTAGAGCGTGCCCTTCAGCTCGCGGGCCTTGGCGATGTCCACGGGCGGACCGCCCTGGGGCGCCTGGTCCTGGCCGCGCAGCATCCCCGGGGGCGGGACCGCCCCGTTGGTGAACACCTTCGGCATGGCGGGCTGCTCTTCCAGCGTCGCGATCCGGCCCTTCAGTACCTCGACCTCTGCGAGGGCGCCGGCGACATCGGCCTGCTTGGCGATGTCCTCTGCCGGTGTCCTTGCGTCGAGCACTTCGCGCACGGCTTCCGCGACGAGACTCTTCAGCACCTTGCGCTCGTCGGTGTCGTTCGTGTCCTGCTTGGCCACGTCATCGTCCGGCGTGCCGTCAGCCGGGGTCCCGGCATCAGCGGCCGGGGCGGGGGTCATGTCGCCAGCGTCAGCGGCGGGAGCGGCGGCGGGCGCGGCAGCCGGGGCCGGGTCAGCGGCGGGTGCCGGGGCCGGGTCCGGCGCAGGCGCAGGATCGGCGGGGGCATCGGCCGCGGCCTTCGCCTCGCCAGCCGGGGCCGCACCCTGCACGGGGACGATCTTCGCTGGGTCCACGATGCCGACCACCTCACCCTTGGCGTTGTAGACGACGACCTGCGGCTCCTTGTCCGCCTTCATGACGTCCTCGTAGGCCGGCAGTCCATCGGCACGGCGCTGCGCGTTGATGTCGCGCACCGCCACCGGCGCGGCCTCGTCGCCCTTGGCGACCTCTTCCGCCGCGGTCTCTTCTGCCTTCACCACGGTCTCCGGGGCGGCGTCGGTGCTGGTCTGGTCTGCGGCCATCGCCGCCTCCTTGGTGACTGGGTCGTCAGCGACAGGGGCCGCCGGCAGTGTTTGCAGCACGCTCTGGAGCGACGCGGCGGCGGTGCGGATCCGCTCCTCGTTCACCGAGGACAGGACCCGGCCGGCCTTCGCGATGGCGGCGAAGCCCTCGATGGTGCCGAGCGGAGCCGCGTCGAACCCGGCCATCGCCTTGCCGATCGCATCCATCTCGGCGGTGCCGCAGTCCGACTCCGACTGCTCAGACACCGCGAACGGGGCCAGCACGCCGATCGCGTAGTCGATGGCGCACGCCGCGTCCTGCAAGTCGAACGCGTTCTCCGCGTCGTCCGGGTCAGCGGCGGCGGCTTCCAGCATCTCCCGGTCGGCCATCACGCCGAGGGCGACCTTGGCGCGGGCCAGGATCGAGGTCCACTTGGTGGCCGTGGCCGCGTCGATCGCCTCCCATGCAGGTGAGCCGGGGTCGGTCGGGTCGCCGGGAGCCTCGTCGTCGGGGGCGGCGAGGGGGATCGTCGGGTCCATCCCATCGACGCCCTCGTCCAGGTCGGGGCCCATGTCGGCCTTGGTCACCGTGTCGCTCTTGGACACTGAGTCCCCCTTGAGGCTTCCGTCGCTGTTCCAGTTGTCCGGGATCTTCGACGAGGCGCCGAGGGACTTGGCCCGGGAAATGATGTGCTTGCGGATCGCGTTGTGCGAGGCACCACCGCGGCCGACGGCGTGGATCGCCTTGCCGAGGTCGGCCTCGTTCTCGATGGGGTAGCTGCCGGTCGGCATCGCGGCACCCGTGGCTGCGTCGTGCTTGCGGCTGGCGGTGTCGTTCTTCGCCTTGGCCACGTCGTCGGTCGTGCGGACGGCGGCCTTGTGGATGAAAGCGGCGACGGCGCCGGGGCTGCCGGTCATGGTCACGTCATCCCTCGCGGCCGGTGCGGGCTCCGGCTCGGCCTTGGCGATGAGGTCGCGGACGAACTCGGGGTCCATCAGGCCAGCGCCGTCCTCCGCCTTGGCGATCAGGAACCGCGGCACGCCGTTCGCGCCCTTGCCCACGAGGTCAACGCGGGTGAAGTCGGCGTCCACCAGCTCGGTGAACTCGTCCTCTTCGGGCGCAGCGGTCACGGCTCACCTCGCATGTGGGTGGTGACGTG